GCTTACCCAGGGTAGCGTGCTTCGCCCGCAACCCTGGGCTGGGAAAACGCAACTCCGTCAGAGTTGCTACTGCTTGCGGGGGCTACAATAGAAGCCCCTCCCCAGCCCTCCCCAAGGGGCGGGAGTCCCATCCGCCTGAGCTTGAGGCGATTACGTGACGCTCCTTCCCCTTGGGGAAGGCTGGGATGGGGCCCGTGGTCCTCCCCTTCCCCATTGCCACAATTCCGCACGAAAAAAGGACGCACCCTGATTGAGGATACGTCCTTTTCTTATTGTGTCGGGTCATTCTCAAGGAAAGACTTGGCGTCTCTCCCGATGGAGATGACGGTCTTTTTATCTTACGGCAATCGCGCGAGACAGCTCACGGGTCTTGACTACATACACACCCTTGCTTACGGCAACGCGGGTAGAAGGCTCGGCCTTAACCTGCTGAACCAGACGACCGTCGACAGTGTAGATGGCTACATCTGCGCCAGCCATACCCTCGATTACGATGGCACCCTCAGCACCGTAGATGCGGCCCTCACCGATGGCGTTGTCGCCGATACCGGTATTGAGAGATACCTGAGCAGTGTTGGAGAAGCTCGACTCACCTACGCTGAATACAGAGGTCACGTTGTAGCGGTAAACATCTTCGCCCGAAATCTTGTCGCTGTAAGTAGCGGCAGTGACGGGGCTCTCGTTGAGCTTGACACCGTTGCGATATACATTGTAACCCTCCAGAGTGAGGTTGGCCTTGTTAGAGGCAGGAGTACAGGTGATATCGTCGATGAGCAGCGCCAGCACATCCTTGGCATTGTAGTGGATAGCCACATACTTGGTGTCCTCGGGGAGCTGGAACTCATAGAAGGCGTAGCCGCCTTCGGGGTCGGTCTTGTAGCCTATAGGTACATTCTTGACAGACTGGAAGACAGTGAAGTCAGAAGGCTCCTTGCCGCTCTTGGATACCACGATGTCGAACGACTCGAGGCCATACTTGGCAGAGAGCGACTTAGCCCAGAAAGAGATGTACTTGTTTTTGGGAGCGAGTTCGGGCAGGATGAGGTAGTCATCGTTCTGAGCAGATGCCCAGAAGCAGAGCATCTTGTTACCACTGTGGGCACCCATGATGCTACTGTTGTTGCCGTATTTATCACAGTCGATAACCTGGCATACCATACCCTGGCCGAGGTGAGGAATGCTCTGACCTGAAGCTACAGCACCCCATACGAACTGTGTAGCCAAATGGTCGCAGTCAATGAGGGTATAGTCGCCGAGTGAGCCACGGTCTGTGGTGACAACCATCTCGTGAGTATCCTTGTTTTCCTCAACCACGATACCGCCTACACTCCATGCCTCGTAGCTCTCCATATCGTCGGTGCGCTCGGCATAGTACTCGGCAGTAGGAGCAGCCCAGTTGAGAGTCACATTGCCGTCGGCCTTGGCATTGGCCTTGAGGGCAGTGGGCTGGGGATACTTGGAAGGAGTAACCGCAGCTATCGCGGTCTTCTCGTTGTTGGCCTTGTTCTCGTCGTCGGCATAGACAACCTTGCACTTAACCTCGAGCTCTTCGGCGTCGAGCAGTGGAACGGTGATATCGATGTTGAAGGTCTCCAGAGCATCAGCAGCCAGAGCGCTGCCGTTAAGTGTGTTGACCAGTTCACCATTGACATAGCACTGCAGCTTGTATGCACCTGCAGCCTTGAGACCGTTGTTGAATACAGAGACAGAAGCCTTGATGTCCGAACCAGCCTTGGCAGACTTGGGCAGCACGAGGCTCTGGACAGCGAGGTCATTGTCGAAGGTATTGCCCACGGTGACGTTATCTATGAAGAGAGGAGAGGCCATAGTCTTGTTGGTAGCCTCGATACCTATCTGCAGGTGGTCATAGGTCTTGTAGGCAGAGAGGTCTACGGTAGCCGCAGTCCACTTCTTGACTACTTCCTTGGGCAGAGTGGCCACGTCGGTCCATGTCAGACCGCAGTCGTTAGACACGGTAATCTTCAGGTCTGAAGATGTATCAAAGAGATAGTACCACAGCTTGATGGTGGGTCTGTTCTCGGTGCTCAGGTCGATGATGGGCGTTGTGAGACGGGCGCCACCGGGGTTGCCGGCGCTATAACCTACCATACCGTTGTCACCATCCTGAGACGATACGTTGGGAGCGAGGTCAGCTGTCAGCTGCCATACGTTGTTGCCCGATGTGGTGCTGATAAGCCAGGGCTTGGTTGACAGCCTTCTATTGGCAAACGATTCCTTGAGAGGACACTCATAGCCATAACCGAAGGCAGAGGTGTTACTGTAAGCGGGGTCGCTGGTGCCATAGTCGTTGTAGGCATAGAGCACATAGGCGAGAGAGGTCTGCAGGTCAGAGAGATTAGGAGCGTCTACATGGGTGCAGGTGGTCAGGTCTGACTTGATCTTGGTCTGTGTCTCTGCGTTGTATACAGAGTAGTAAATCTGGGTGGGGTCTACGTAGCCACCGTGCTTACCTGTGGTAGGAGCCTCCCAGGTGATGATGGTCTGTGAGCCCTTCTGTACCCACTGTACCTTGGTAGGAGCACCGGGAGCATCAGGACCTACCCAGCCCTTGGCGGTAGCCAGAACACCGGCGCCAAAGTTGTTGTAGCACACTACGCTGTACTCGTTCTCGCCAGTGGTAGGATTGGGGTCGCTTACCTTCACCTTCAGACCTACAGCCAGTTCTGCACCGTCTATAGTGGCAATCTCTCTGCCAGTGGTAAGATTGGTTACAACAGCCTTGGAAAGACCAAACAATGGGCCATGGCTGAAGTTTTTGGTAGGACAGGTGAACTCTACCTCGCTGGTGAGTGCGCCCTTTTCGCCGGGAATCACGGTGATGTCGGTAGCGGCACCAGGACTCTTGGTGTTGATGCCGTCAGAGAGTTTGAAGTCAGAGACAGCCAGGGCACCCTGATTCTTCTCAGAGGTGACATGGAGGCCGATATAGAAGAGGCCGGTCTCGTCGGCGGTAAGCCATTCGTCTACATAGCAGCCGGTAGAGGTTACCTTCTCGTTGCAGACCTTCTTGGTCATCGAGGCAGCTGTCTTCTCCTTACCATACATTATCTCAAAACGTTCCTGCTTGTTCAGGTCGCTTACCATGAGGGCCATGGTGAGGTGGTAGGCCTTGCCCTTCTCCAGTTTCACGATAGGAGATACCAGCCAGTCATTGGCGTCTTTGTCCTTGCTGGCGTTGTAGAACACGTTCTTGCCGTTGCTTCTCCATGTGTTGCCGTCCTCATTGGCGTCGATGGTGGTAAAGAAGCCCATGCCATTTTCACCGAGGAAGCTGTTCTCGTAAGGCAGAGCCACACCGAGGTCTTCGCCGGCGAGCACGTCGTTAGAGGTCACCGCACCACTGCTCTTCACGCCGTCGGTGGCCATGAGCACGTAGTTGTAGTTGTTCATCGCGCTGATGGTCTTGTCGGTAAACGAGGTAGCGGTGAGGTCTGAAGCTACAGTCACGTTGTCGGGCTGGCGTACCAGCGAGTACTTGATGGCTGCAGTGTTGATATATCCGCCGTTGACGCCCTCTGTGACGGCATCCCAGCTGATGGTAATCTCATTGGAACCCTCGGCCTTGACAGCCTTGAGGTTGGCAGGAGTCTTGGGAGAGTCCTGACCGATATACTTTTCGATAGAGGTTGTCAGACCGCTGGCGCCGTCGAGTTCGGCACAAACGGCAAACTTGTACTTGCCGTCGGCAGGCACGGTAACGGGCACTTCGACCTCGGCACCGGGGGCGCCTTCGCCGGTCTTGTACTCAGCGTCGTTGAGGAAGAACTTGTAAGAGAGGTTTGCAGTCAGGGCTTCACCGCTCTCGGTCTTGTCGGGCATGGTGAAGATAAACTTACCGGTGAGGCTGCTCTTGTCAAACTCGGTTCTCATCTTGGCGATGAAAGCGGGCTTTTCCACTTTCTTGGCGGGCTTGGCAAATACACCAGCCCATCTTATCTTGTAGCTGGGGAAGTCGGTCACCTTGGTAGCGGCACCCGTATTTACATCTATGGTATACAGCGAACACTCATAGGCAGTGTGGGCAAACCAGTATACTGTATTTGTCGACTCGTCGAAACAGGCGTCCTGAACATCCATAGAGGGAGTCACGCCGGTAGCGCCGATAACGGTGGCTGCGGCAGTCTCCAGATTGAACTGGCACAGGTTACCATCCAGGCCGATACCATACACCTTGCCACCATTGTCGGCAAAGAGGGCTACATAGCGCTGGTCGAGCGCACCTACTGTGGTCGTGGTACCCTTGTCCAAATCCAGCACACCCAGTTCAAAGCCATTGGTTGCGGTGGGGTAACATCCATAGGTCTTGCCATCCTTGGGGTTGAAGGCAAGAGAGGTAGGGATGTTCGTTCCTGGGTCGACGCTATTGATGGCTATCCAAGTATTGACATCATATTTCTCCAACTTGGAGGCTCTCACCATCGAACCCATTTGGAGTACTGACAGCAGATAATAGTTGCCATTGGCATACACACCAGCCGAGGACTTCCAGGTGGAAATGGCCGCTAAGTTGGTCAGGGTCGGCGGGTTCGCCGTGGTGGTCGAATAGATTCCGGCCGGTCTCATGCCCGTCGAGATACTTCCGTAGAGCGTAGTCTCTGCGGAAGCCGCAAGGGCTTTCGGTCCCGGACTTGCCATAGCAAGTCCTACCAGCATACATAGCATGCTGAGACAAGTAATGATTCTTTTCATAGACTGTAACACTTGAAAATTGTAAATAATAATAATGTGGTTTCTATATGTCCACAAAAGTAATCAGTTTTTCGGAAAAATTTGCAATTTTTATTAGAAAATTTTAATTTCTTTTTGGGATTTTCTAATTTATCACCAGCCCGCCCGAGACTAAAAACGGCGTAACCGACGATACATCAGTGCCTTTCGCCGTTTCCATCCAAACCAAGCAAAAACCGCCCACATTGGTTATCATAGGGTTGCACAACACGGAGATGACCGCCAATAACGTGGAGATAATGGTTGGAAACGTGGAGATGACACTTGGAAACGTGGAGATGATGGTTGGAAACGTGGAGATTAGGGTTGGAAACGTGGAGATGACAGTCGCGAATGAGGAAATAACAGATGGCGGCGTGGAAATGACGCCGGCTGGCGCGTATCGGAAGACACGAGGGTGCGTATCGGAAGACACGAGGGCACGTATCGGAAGGCACGGAAGCGCGTAACGGAAGGCACGAGCCGCCAAACGCAATCAGGAATGCTATGGATGCAGTGAGTATCATCGGCTTGCACCATCCCCACGCTGCTGCGCACCATGAGCCTCATCGTGACGCCAGCCCCTACCCTCGCCATGGGCAAAAAAAATACGCTGAGACTCATCAACGAGCTTCAGCGTATCCGATATGTTTAACTACTTATTTTCTAAACGAATGAAAACCTCACGGTTTCCATTGTCATCCTGGTTAAACAATCTGTCAATCTACCTTAAAAACCTAATAACTAAAAACCTAAATCTATTACTACTAATCTAAACAATCTATTAACCTTTTGATGATGCAAAGGTACTACACTTCTGCGGTTCTGACAATAGTCTGGGGCCACTTTCTGCTGCTCGGGGCCTCTTTCTTGACATATATCATAATATGCACCATCACTGCATTTCTGCTATAGATACCGAGCGGGCATCAGTGCTTCTTCTCGAGTTCCTGCAGGTTCTCCATAGCCTTGGACTCGAGGAACTCGTAGATGCCGTAGAGGTGCTCACGCACGCGGCCATGGCCAAACTCGTAGACCTTGCTGACCAGCCCGTCGAGGAAGTCACGGTCGTGGCTCACCACGATAAGGGTGCCGTCGAAATCTTGAAGCGCCTGCTTGAGGATGTCCTTGGTCTTGAGGTCCAGATGATTGGTGGGCTCGTCGAGGATAAGCAGGTTGACCGGCTCGAGCAGCAGCTTGAGGATGGCGAGGCGCGTACGCTCTCCACCCGACAGCACCTTGACCTTCTTGGTAGACTCCTCGCCGCCAAACATGAAGGCGCCGAGCAGGTCGCGTATCTTGCTGCGTATGTCGCCCTTGGCCACATCGTCGATGGTCTGGAACACGGTGAGGTTGTCGTCGAGCAGCGACGCCTGTAAGGGGGATAAAACGAAACGTATAAAAGTGGAGTGAGAGAGAAATCGGGGAAAGCGTTGATTTACAAAGGGTTTGAGGATAATGAACGAAATGAGAGGGAAAAACGAAACGTTACATTCGCTTTACATTTGCTTTACGTTTGGGTTCGATTTGAACGGTGTTTGAAGGGTATTTCTTTACATCGGGGCTGAGAATGTTATGTTTTGGGCTGTCCTGACGGCTGTATGGGGCATTTCGTGGGCTTCTGGACGCGTATGGCTGCTCATGTGGGTGTTTTATCGTCTGGACATGGAAATGGGCACTGGTGGGGCTTAAAACGGCTTGTTTGGGTGGTGATTGAATGAAGGATGGTGTGGCTGCGGCCATGCCTTTTATTTTGCTTGTTTCTTGCTTTTTATGATTGTAAATTCTTCCAAGTAGTTATTATTTGGTATATTTGCAAGCGAAAACGAATATTTTAGGAAACAGAAAGGAACGGTTATGACAAAGGTTATACATGTGCATTTGATACATGGGCGGAAGAACTACTACTTCGGCTCAATATCGGCGATTTATACGGTTTTGACAGAGGATGAGGTGGGTATAAAGAAAAGCTCGCTGCTACACGCCGGACTGGCTGACGGAGGTGTTATACTCAATAAAAAGGCTATGATCCGGCAGGGAGAGCTGATAAGAGGACCCAGAGCGGACAAAGAGAAGAAATAAGGATGGCTTAAACGGCTAAAACGCTGATATAACGGTATTTGAACGGCTTGAACACTGATTTGAACAGTGGTCAAGCCGTTTTTGTGTTTTGGAGGCTATTGAGATTGGTGAAAATGGGCGTTTTTCGGGGTTGGGTGTGCAGTTGGGTGTGCGTTTGGGTGTGCATGGAAAAACGAAATGTTCAGAGAGGGTGTGCATTTGGGTATTCACTTTTAACATGGAAAACAAGTGATTGACCCCCTATATAACTCCGAATAAATTGTGATTGATGTCATTTTCGGGCGTTTAGGGGGTGGGGATAATCCCACGTTTTGGCATGTTATAAACCTTTGCGGAATGTCGGGAACGCCCTGTTTATCGGGGTTTTGGCTGCTTTGCTACCCTATTATACCTATGTATGTGCGTGCGCGACACGGTTTGCGGTGTGGAGCGTGTGCGTGATGCGTGTGACGTGAGTATCAGACGAGGCGGACGAGTCCGACGATGATGCTCAGGCTGCGTATGTCGTCGCGTGGGAGGAGAAAAGGGTGATGAACACTGCTGTTTTCCGACACGCATAGAATGCTGTCGGCATGATCGATGCTTTCCTGCACGCGTTTGACGAGTACCCCCTGGCTCGTCTCGAGTACATAGACGGTACCCCATTGGAAGAATCGGATGTCTGTGATTTTACGACAAGCGAGGAGGTCGCCACTATAATATAGCGGCACCATGGAGTCGCCAGACACCCGGATAAGGAAATTTGCCCCTTTGTTCTCGAACTCCGGTATGACATAGCGCTCGCAGTCCTCCAGACGTACCCCACCGCCACTTTCGGCAGGGAAACCGGCGACTGCATCAAGCGGTATGAGTGGTATGCCCTCGCTGCTGCCATGGGGAACCTGGTGGGCTATCTCAACAGTGTGCTTAGGAGTCGGCGCATTATTATTTTCTGTTTCCTGAAGCATTGCTCCCTCACCAGTGAGCAGCCATGAGGAATCAACATATCTACACTTTGCGTATATAAGTTCAGCATCAAACGTATTACGAGCAATCCATGCACTTATTGTTTGGGCAGATACGCCCAAAAGCTTTGCAAATTGTGCTTTATTGCCTTTCGTATAATGCCTTATCAGCCCCTCTAACATCTTTGTTTTATCCATAATCTGCATATAAATCTACACTTTGTGGATAAAAATATCCCCAAAAGTTTTGTTAGTATCTACATTTTGTTTATCTTTGCAGCGTGTTTAAGATTAAACGCGCGGCCAAAGATAGTGAAAAAGGCCGAGAATTACAAATTTTAGCATTTAAAGAATATGAACGATAAGGAATTTGCATTGAATGCGGCGATGAACAGAATGCGCAAGAAGTTGAACCACCTGACGGGTGACATTGAAAGTTGGAAAGAGGACATGGTGAATGACTATGCAGATTTTTTCCGCTGGCACGCCGACGATCTGTATGAAGCAATGGCCGCAAAGGCGATACTGGAGCCTGTGTATGAGACGGCCAAAGGACTTGGTCTTACGGCACTTGAGGAGTCTTTGCGCCACAATATAGAACACCTGACAGACGACCTGGTGTATGGTGATTTGGAGCGTCAGAGCACAGGCAAGATGAGCAACATGGCATACGGACTGGAGCTGAAGGCGAAACAGAAGATGATACAGTTCTTCAGTGCAGTTCAGACGGTAATAGCCGAGGGTAAGAAGATTGAAGGATAACACGGAAGTCCCAAAGGCTGCACTGGATAGTCAGCCGCCGCACTGGATAGTCGGCAGGGGCGGCCTCGGATGACGGCGGGAAAGACCGCAGGAGTGGCAGGTTTGCCATGCGCTGGATAGCCATGTGGGGTTCGACTCCCCTACACTCCACGAACAAAAGTAATAACGAACTAAAAACAGAGGACAATGAAAAGAGTGATAACAGTAACTCGCTCCCAGCGGGAATTTTTGGCAAAGGCCTTCGGTGTGACGAAGGAGATGGTGAGCTACGCATTGAACTTTCACCCAGTGAAGGGTCAGAGCGACCTGGCAAAGAAGATACGCTGCCTTGCTGTTCAGCGTGGCGGTTTTGAGTTGGTGACGGCTCCTGCGAGCGAGGTGGTGCATGACGCAGACAACATGATGCGCCAGCACTTCGAGAACGGCTGGATGTGGGAAGGCGACAAGAACACGGGCGTACTGGAGTTGAAGGACGAGAAAGGCGACGTGGTGGAACGCATCGAGAACGCCGGGTTTACAGACATCAAGACCGTGCAGGAGAAGGTGGAAGCCATGTGCTGCGCCACTATGTAAGGAGAGAACCGCAAGAAGGAAAACAAAGATAAAAGGAAATGGAGTACTACAACAAGATATTGTGCGTGACGTTTGCCGAGCTGACGGGCGGCAGAGACCCCGTGATGAAGGCGAACACGCTGAAATGCAACGTGCAGCGCAGCAACATAGCGTGTGCACGTCGTGGCGGCGGCGAGGGGACTCAGGCACTGTATGTGTGGAGCAGTATTCCGGAGAAGTACAGACGGCGGTTTGTGGCGACATACGGCGACCCAGAAGAAAAGATGCGAGAGGCTATGACGAAGGCAAGCATAAAGATAGATGCGAAGGCGCGTGAGTATTATGAAGCCTACACCTATATGGACAAGGACGGGCAGGAGCGCCACCTGACGGAGAAGATGATAGAGGAATATACCATCAACGCCTCGGTGCTTGGCGAGCTGGAGAAGATGGCGGCAAGACGCCAGGCCATCCGCAGCAGTCTGAATGCTCCGATGTCGGGTGCGTGGGACTTGATACTTGACAGTTCGGAACGTATGCGCGAGAGCTACGGCCACACGCTCCCGGGCACATTGGCGCGACTGAAGACGCGACTGAAGGCTTGGAAGGCCGATGGCTACCAGAGCGTGGTGAGCGGCAAGCTGGGCAACTCTTCGGCACTGAAGATAACCGGTGACTTTCTGAAACTGATTGTGGCTTTGAAGCGTAGCAAGGTGCCGGTATACACCGACGCGCAGCTGTTTGAGAAGGCAAACGAGATAGCCGAGGAAAGAGGCTGGAAGCCGATAAGAAGCCTAAGCGGTATGAAGAAATGGCTGAACAGCCCGTCGGTGGAGCCTTTATGGTATGATGCCGTATATGGCGAGCAGGCAGCCCGTCAGCGTTACGGCAGAAAGCACAAGACGGCACTTCCGACACGCAGGGACACGCTATGGTATGGTGACGGCACGAAGCTGAACCTTTACTATAGGGACGAGCAGGGCAAGGTGCGGACGACCCAGGTGTATGAAGTGATCGACGCAATGAGCGAGGTGCTTCTGGGCTACTGCATCAGCGACACAGAGGACTATGAGGCCCAATACCACGCCTACCGCATGGCAATCCAGAAGAGCGGACACAAGCCTTATGAGATTGTTTATGACAACCAGGGCGGCCACAAGAAGCTGGACTCGGACGGCTTTATCGGGAAGATCTGCCGCGTACACAGACCGACACAGCCATACAACGGCGAGTCGAAGACGATAGAGAGCGTGTTCGGACGGTTTCAGGCTCAGGTGCTGCACAAGGACTGGCGCTTCACGGGTCAGAACGTGACGGCGAAGAAGGCGTCGAGCCGCCCGAACGTGGAGTTTATCGAAGCCAACAAGGACAGTCTGTACACTCTGGAGGAGCTGAAAGATGCCTATGCCGCAGCCCGTAAGGAATGGAACGAGGGTGTGCACCCTGCCACCGGCGAGCGTAGGATAGACATGTATGAGAATAGCGTGAACGAGGAGACCCAGGAAGTGACGCTGCACGACATGGTGGACATGTTCTGGGTGTTTACGAAACGTATGGCGACGTTCACGGACCAGGGCCTGCAGGTAACGGTGAAGGGCGAGAAGCGGCAGTACGAAGTGTGCTCATCGCCCGGCGTACCCGACCACGAGTGGCGAAGGAAGCACACCTACGAGCGTTTCATCGTGGCTTACGACCCTTACGACTTTGCAAGCATCAGACTCTATACAAAAGGCACAGACGGTTCGCTTCGCTTTGAGCGGACGGCAGAACCCTACATACTGATACACCGCGCCCTGCAAGACCAGCAGGGGACGGACGATGCGAAGTTTATCCGCCAGGAGCAGGAAGCCAACCTTCAGGACCGCATAGAGCGGACAGTGGCCGGCCGGACGATAGCCGCCGAGCATGGCACGGACGCGGAGCAGCAGGGTCTGCACAGTCCGAAGCTGAAGGGCACGACGGCAGCCGTGCAGCGGCAGATAGACCACCGCATGGAGCGTTACTCGCAGCCTCCTGAGCAGTACCAGCTGGGAAGACACACGAAATCGCTGAGCCTTGACGACTGGCTGGACGTGATGGAAGGCGGTGATGATGGCGACACGCCGAGAATACCGCTTCCGATGGAGAAGAAGATTGCATCAAAACTGTAGAATCAATAAAAACAAACGATATGAACGAGAAACAGAAAGAACAGATACGCGAGGCCCTGCGCCTCTATGTGATGAAATATCCGAGCCAAAACAAGGCAGCAGCCAGTCTGGACGGTACGAGCGCGGGCACGGTAAGCTCGGTGCTGAGCGGCAAGTGGGAGAACATCAGCGACGACATGTGGCGAAAGATAGCCTCGCAGGTGGGAACCGCCACCCCTGGTGCCTGGCAGATGGTGGAGACCACGGCAGCAAAGGAGATGGCCTACGCGATGACTGACGCCCAGGAATGGAAGAACGTGACCTGGGTGGTGGGCGAAGCCGGATGCGGCAAGACCACGGCAGCGCGACTTTACGAGCGTGAGCACAGCGGTGCCTACTACGTTCTGTGCTCGGAAGACATGAAGCGCAGCGACTTTATCCGCGACATTGCGAGGAAGATAGGCTTGAGGACTGACGGCATGACGATAAGAGACATGCTTGACGCGATCATCGGCGCGCTGATACAGACGGAGAACCCGGTGCTGCTGTTCGATGAAGCTGACAAGCTGACGGAAAGGGTGTTCCACTATTTCATAGACCTGTATAACAGGCTTGAGGACAAATGCGGCATCGTGTTTTTCTCGACCTCTTATATCAAGCGCAGGATGAAGATGGGACTGCGTTATGACAAGAAAGGCTATAACGAGATACACTCCAGGATAGGACGCAAGTTCTTCGAGCTGGAGCAGACAAGTCCGAACGACGTTTATGCGATCTGCGTGGCGAACGGACTGACCGACCGCAAGAAGATAGCTGAGGTGGTGAAGGACGCTGAGCAGTATGACTTCGACCTGCGGAGGGTGAAGAAAGGTGTACACAGAGTGAAGCAGATGGACGCTTGAACGGTGTTCAAATAACATTCAAACGATATGAAAAGAGCGATAAGCGTGAGCGAGCTGCTTGCGATGAAGAAGCAGACCTACAAGCTGAGCGACGAGTGGCGCGAGGCTTTCGGCGAGCCTGAGCGGAACGGTGTGTGGTTCGTGTGGGGTCGAAGCGGAAGCGGCAAGACGAGTTTCGTGCTGAAGCTGTGCAAGGAGCTATGCCGATTCGGGCGAGTGGCTTATGACAGTCTGGAGGAAGGTTCGAGTCTGACGATGAAGAACGCCTTTATACGAGCCGGGATGCAGGACGTGGCACGCCGAATGGTGCTGCTGGATGCCGAGAGCATGGAGGACCTTGACAAGCGACTGTCTAAAAGGAAAAGCCCCGACACGGTGGTGATAGACTCCTACCAGTATACGGGCATGAGCTTTGAGGACTATCTGGCCTTCAAGTCCCGGCATCCCAACAAGCTGCTCGTCATCATCAGCCAAGCCGAGGGCACACGCCCGAAGGGTCGTACAGCGGTGAGCGTGATGTTTGATGCCTCGCTGAAGATATGGGTGGAGGGATATAGAGCCATATCGAAGGGGCGATATTTCGGGGACAAGGGCTACTACACCATCTGGGCGGAGCGAGCTGAAGAATATTGGACCAATAACGACAAGAAGCAATGAGTAAGGACATGAACGACTACCGGCAGGGTGACACGATATACATCCTGCTGAAGAAGATCCAGGCGGAGAGCGTGATGGACGAATGGCTGGAGGGTAACTGGCAATGTGACCTGACGGTACACCGCAGTCAGAAGAACAAAGGGTGTGTGGTGCTGGAAACGACGGACCTGATGTTTGCGGCACGGATTATCCAGTGGCACACCTATGAGAAAGTAACATATAAACGCGAGAAACAATGAGCAGTAAGCATCGAATGATATGGCTGACACCACCAGTTTACGGCAGCAAGGAAGAACGGATCGAGAGCCGAGGATATACTTGCGAATACTGTCATGGTCAGGGCGGTTTTTTAGGCGACCGGAGCAGCCCGAACGACAGCGAATGGAAGATTTGCCCCGTATGTGAGGGCAGCGGCAAGATGGATGCCGAAGTGACCATCAAGTGGAAACCCAACAAACGAGAAAATGACAAACAAAGAACCCATAAATATTGACACAATGAAAGTTTTAGACGAGTTGAAAGCGTGGCTGAACGCAGAGCGCAAGGCCCGCAACGAGAAAAAGGCTGCGAAGAAAGCAGCAGCTTTGGTTAGAGAGAGCGAAGCGATAGTTCAGGCTCGCGAGTTCAGCGGTGAGGTGTATGTGTGTTTCAACAACGTGCCTATACTGCCAGCCGACGGACTGACCTGGGACGTGCCGACGACACTTGCCGTGGCGAGGGAGGCGTGGCTGAAATGGAAAGAAAAGGAGGCGGAGCATGAACCACGTCGATAACTACGGGAAGTTCTACAAGCTGCTGAAGCTGCTTCCCGGCGCAGACAAGGAGACCTTGGTGCGGCAGTTTACCAACGAGAGAACCGAGCACCTACGGCAGATGACCCAGACGGAGTATGAACTGATGTGCAAGGAAATGGAACGTGTGGCGGGCTACGACGAACGGCGTGCCGCTCTGCTGAAGGCGAAGCGCAAGGCGCGTAGCGGCGTGCTGCACCAGATGCAGCTGTGGGGTGTGAACACGGCAGACTGGAAAGCTGTAGACCGCTTCTGCGAGGACAAACGTATAGCGGGCAAGGCTTTCCGCTTCCTGGACAGCGTGGAACTGTCAGACCTGAACACGAAACTGCGTGCCATGAACCGCAAGAAGAAAGAAAACGAGTAATGAACCCATAAAAAGAAAAGACAATGGAAACAAAGAACGAGACAGTGGACCCCTTGAAGGGTATGACAAAGGAGCAGCGTGCCGAGCTGTTAGCACGGCTGCAGACCGAGGTAAAGAACGACCGCATGGCGAAGCGCGAGAGCTACGAGGCGCTGCGTGGGCAGTTTATGCATGACGTGCTGGGCAGAGTGGAGAACTTGGAGAGTGAGGTTTCGGGCTTCAAGAAATGGCTTGACGACGAGGTGACAGCTTTCACGAAACTCATGCGCGAGTATGGCGCTGTGAAGAACGAGAGCCAGCAGAGCTACACGATCACTGACGGGGACTTCAGACTTGAGGTGAAGTTTAACAAGGTGAAGGGCTTTGACGAGCGTGCAAACCTTGCAGCCGAGCGCCTTGTGGACTATCTGAAGCGCTACATGGAGGCGAGCGAGAAGGGTGTGGAGGACCCGATGTACCAGATGGCGATGACGCTTCTGGAGCGCAACAAGACGGGCGACCTGGACTACAAGAGCATCTCGAAGCTTTATGAGCTGGAGGACCGCTTTGACGAGGAGTATGCAGAAATCATGCGTCTGTTCAAAGAAGCCAATGTGGTGCAGGCCACGGCGACGAACTATTACTTCTCTAAGCGCAATCCGGAGAACGGCGTGTGGAGCCGCATAGAGCCGAGCTTCTGCCGATTGTGAGATGTGCTGGGCCTTTTTGAGCCTTTCTGAGCCTTTGGAGGGCGCAAGATGAATAAAGCCACCTAAATATGAGCGATTTAGGTGGCTTTTTGCTTGCGGTTTAAGGGAAAAAGTTTATTTTTGCAGACTATGAAAAAAGGAAGGAATAAAGAGCTGATAAAGCTGAGGGACGAGGCTCTGTACCGCCGTTACTATTACTGGACGGAGGTGCAGCGCCTACGTTTTGATGATGCCCTGAAGCTTCTTTCAGAACGTGAGTTCTTTATTTCGGAAGAGCGCATCATGAGCATCATCAGACGCAAGTGCAGGGAGGGTGGTACTGTAAACGTGAAGCCGTTGCCGAAGGTGAAGGTTCCTCGTCTGAGCGCGAGCCAGCTGGAGCTATTCCCGACGCTGTGAGAGAAGAGCAGACTCGTCGTGGATGGTGAACGAAAAGATGTACTCATAGACCTTTATGCCACCGGGCATAGAATAGAAACGCGACTTGGTGCGTATCATCGGCGACATATATCCGAATGGGCGGAAACACTGCAATGCGGTGTAGAGGCTGTTTGCCATTTGCAAACGCTCTGCCACCTTTGACTCGGTTCCCGATCCGTAGTGCGTGTCGTCATAGCAATCGACGGCGAGACGTACAGAGAACTGCACCTGCCCCTTCTGGGCTCCCATGCCGACATTAGTCCAATCGGCTTCGAGATTGCCGATGAGGACGCACGGAAAGGTGACCGGGTAGGCATCTTCCTCAATGCCAGCCTCCAACTGACCACAGTCTTCGTCAACGAGTGAGAGACCGGTCATTTTGTTAGTGATGAGTTCGATAATGAGTTTGAACAATTCTTCCATAATGATTTTATTTTTCTGAGTTTAATATCTTGATAATTTCCTGTTTTGTGCGTTCGTGTATCATGTCCTGCAGCTCGCGGCTATCTCCGAGGAACTGTCGCTGTGGGATATGTATGGAGAGTTTCTTCTTTTTTGTGAGAGCGAGGGCACGCCACTTCTGTGCACGTGGATTTGCAGCAGCCTCGTCGGTACGCTTCTTTTTGCTTTTCTTGGAGGCGTTTCGCTTGATGCCCGCCTCGCGATAGAACATGGCCCATGCAAAGCGTCGCATCTTAGGCGTGACAGAGGGGTGGAGCGTTCCTCCCCAGTTGTGTATGGGAGCATATAGCAGGTCGTTTGCCACCTTGACGCGATAGTCTGACGGCGTGTACTTTATGGACGCGAACAGATGGTTGCGTGAGGAAAGTAGCGGTCCATAGCGCGATGCTGCCGTCTTGCCTCCTGCGAGCTGCCTCCCGGTAGTTTGCCAATGGTGGACCCCACCATTGACAAAGGCACTGATGCGGAAACTGTTCTGAAAGAAGTCCTTTGCCATACGTCCTGCAATGACGGGGAGGCGCCTTCGCATAAGATGGTCGATTTGCTTACCATGCGATTTTAGTTGTTTTGAGAAATCCTTTAGCTCCATAACATTCAGAATAAGATGTAAAACATGAGTGCTGCGATGCTGCCGCCGATGAGACGCTTGTATCGGTTAGACGCTGCGAAAAAGAGAAAAATTTGTTCATAACGCTTGTTTATTAAATTATTATTGTTATCTTTGCGGTGACTTAGAAATAAGTTATGTGTGTTTCGGCACGCATCCGGCGCCGGGGTGTTCCTTGAGAGACCCGGCTTTTTTCATATTTCATAGTGAAGCAACTCGTTTCTACCCTTTATGACACAATAGATATGCTTCAAATCCTTATCAAGCAGATTCCCGTCAAAATTCCGATAGAACTTGAAATAGTTGATGGATTTTTTCATTTTTGTCTCATCAAACAGGTTTGGATCATGGAAATACAGACAAAGAGCATCCGCTTTCTCCTCGACGTCGCTTCTGCTGTTGTATCGGCGTAACTGATCATTCTTTTTAACAAATATATTTGAGTACCATCCACGTCCAGTAACCGAGCGTATGTCCATATATTTGTCATCCATAACCATATCGAGAGCCGCTAATTGCTGTCCATTTTTCTTTTTTGTCTCATTACAGAAGATAGCTTTGTGTCCCATTGAGAACAGTTGATTTTGACATTCATTTTCCAGGTCGGAAGAAGTAAGTCCGCCAAAGAACCTTTGTGCGTGTTCGCCCTCATGAGTTATATGACCAATATGTGCGGCTTTGAGTCCACCAGTACGTTTGTCGAAAACAACATCTTTGTATTCTGGGTCGTGAAGCAAGCGTTTGTATTCAACCCTATTAGCTTTTAATTTCTCCTTATCTGGCTTATCTGATTTGCATAACGAGTCTAAACAGTTGTTGATGTACGGGCAGTTGTAGCAGTCTTTAGCCTTGTTGTTGAACAAATGGCTCAGCTTGTCCCTGAAGCCCGGTTTATAGAAACTGCATGAGCTGCATGACTTGGGGAAATACGGATGCGACTGTGCGAACACAGCCCCGTCAGTTCCTGGATTGGAATCGAGTCCGGGCTGCGGATTGCTTGCCTTGTCGGAAGAAGGCGTAGCAGTGCATGGCTCGTCGGTGGATGTAAGCGAGCATTTGCAGTTCCATCGATCGCCCGGTCGGTGTTCGTTCCAGAAGGGGTCGTTGATGGGTCGGACCGTGTTCCAAAAGAGCTGATGGTCGGCTCCCGGATTGGGCGATGTGGATGGCATCCATTTGAGGTTGGGCAGCACGTCTGCCTCCCGTAGGAACTGCTGCCAGTCGGCAGCCTGGTGTGCGCGGACAACCGCCGTGTCGTACTCTGTTCGCAGCCATGCCCCACACTGATGCGAGGCGATGGGCAGGACATCGTTTGCCCACTGATTGAACGGCTTTAAATCGCCGTTTGAATCGGTGAGAAGTCTTGCCATATCAGATTGCATACGGTGGACCTTGAAGGCAGAGAAGACCTCGTTGGAATGGCGTAGCGCCTGTCGGAAGTCGTCATCCATGTCGGGCCCATCGGATGCAGCCATGCCCTGTGCTGTTGCCTCATTGAACCTACGTAGGATAGCACGGAACAGTTCGGGCGAAAGGTCGGCGGGAGACTGAGCCTTGCCCCGACGGTAGATGTCGTGGAGAACCTGCGCGATGAAATCGTCGGAGAACTCCATGGACGCAGCCACATCGTCAGTCTTCGCCTGGTAGAGATTGTTGACTACCACTCTAAATCCGCCCCGCCCGGTTGCGGGGCTTTTGCGAAAAAAGAGCGCAGCCAGTTTTTGAAAGACTTTTTTTGTTTGGGCGACGGTTCGGAGTTCTTTTTGTCGTCGCTGTTATCGGGTTCGTCATCATCATCGGCAGGGAGCTGCTGATTGGCAATGGAGGCAAGCGCCTCCTTTTTTTGTTGCTGTTCGGCTTTCAGTTTGTCGTAATCGGCAGGTTTTTCGACACCGAACTCCTCATAGAGATAGTCGTCTGATACCGGTAGCTGGAAGTTGGCGCGCAGCTGCGTGAGTATGTTCATCTTTGTGGAAGGGTCGATGTCCTTCTGCTCGGGAAAACAGAACTCTCCGCCAAAGGTATTGATGCCCATGCGCTGGAATATGTCCGTCATGTCGTAATTGAGCACATCGAGGATGTATCGTCTGTCGGCCTGCGCCACTCGGTCCTCCACCTTCTTGTGTACCGTGCCGAGTGCTTGCGTTCCGTTTTCTGAGGACTCGGTGGTGAGCGTGTTTCCGAGTATGAGCTTTGAAATCTCGTTGTTGCAGCGCTCGCAGAATCTCTCGTAGACATCTGCCGACCCCGTCTTGTTGCCCGCCTCAACGAGGTTTAGCGTGGTGTCCTTGCCATGCACGAAAACTGCGAGCGAGCCGGCATTGTATGCATCATCGATGGCTCGCTGTCGTGAGTCCTCGTCATCGGTCTCGTAAGTGTACTCCTGAATGGGCATGCCAAAGACCTCGGAGAACTGTGACCAGTCGCCCGTGGTGTTGCGCTTGTATATGACCCATGGTGCAGCCTTGGCGAGGAGTCCGAGGTCAGAAGGCGATCCGATGAAAAGCAGGTCGGGGTATTCGTCCCATGAGGTGCCAGTGATGTCGGTCTGACGTCGTAGTATGAGTCGGCGCACCGGGTCGGCATGCTTTCTTGGGATGAGGTCGTAATCGACCCATTCGCCCTGGCGATAGAACTGGCAGAGGGAAAAGCCCCACATCTTGGCATCTATAATGTCGGTGACGAGTCGTGAGAACCATGGTGACTTAATCTGCTCGTTGACCGCCTCGTCGGGCTTGCCGTCTCTCCAGAACTCGATGTCGGCACAGAGTACTGCATTGCGTCGCTTCTCGATGACGCAGGAGAGGTGTGTGTCCATGAGTATGTCAGAGTAAAGGTCGTAGAGTTTGTATCGTCGCGAGAAATCGACATCCTCTGCCGCCCGGACAGCCGAAGTGAAGTCGGCGATGTCGATGCCGAAGCGCTTTGGCTGCGTGAGCACAATGACATTGGGGTGCTGCTGTCCCTGCTGCGGAATGTTTCCACCAATGGTGATTTTGCCCTTTGGGGCTTTGCTATACTTTCGTTTTGTCATAATCAGAATTTTTAATTGTCAGTTACCAGTGATTGACCCGTTTGGGGTTGCTTTTCAAGCGGAATGGCGCATGTGCAGCACGCACCTCCTCGGGCAGTAGCGGTGCCCCCTCGATGGAGATGTCCTCTGCGGCGACCGCCTTCATCCACTCGACTGCCCGGTCGTAGCGGTCCTTGCGCAGCTGCGAGAGTTTCTGCGGGTTGTGAATACAGAAGATGTGGTATACGGCGATGTCTATGACCATCATGAGTACGAGCTGGAGTCGGTCGGCCCCAGTGGCCGCGAAGATACGGTCGCAGTCGTATCGTTTGGAGAGATAGCACCTCATTTCGGCGATGGCCCGATCCTCACAAATCTCGATGACCGATTCGTCGGCTCTGGTGAGCGCATCGAGAATCTCTCGGTGAATGGAGGCATCGTAGTCGGAAAGTTGTACGAATTGGCTCATATATACATTGTTTAGAATTTATAATCTTCGTTTGTTGCGTGTGCGTATGTCGGCACGCGAGCGTGTGACCGGTGGTTCTGCCCTGTGCTGAATTTCGTCGATGATGCGATTGCCGCCCTCAACGGCATCAGGACCGTCGGCCGGATAGCGTAGTGAGAGGGTGAAGAGCGTGAACTGGTCGAGGAGTTCCTTCATGTGGGGATTGTCGCGTTCCGCCTCGTTGAGTATGAGATTACCGGCACGGTTCATCGGTTCCAGATTGGCCTCGATGCGTGTTGCCTTGTCGGTTTTCTTCTCCTCGTCTCCTCGAATGTAGAGCTGTACGCCCTGCTCGCGTCGCACCTTGGCTACGAGCGGCTTAAATACCTGCTGAAAGAACGGGTCCTGAAGTTTGTTGTTCTCCATGTAGCAATAGACCGGAGCACGCCCTCCGACAAATGCGAGCAGCTGCACATACCAGTCGATGAACTCGGCATTGAGCGCCTGAGCCAAAAACGTCTTTATGACGTACAGCTTGCCGGAGAGCTTGCCGAGGAGTGAGACCGTCTTGAACGACTTGCCTTTTTTGCCCTTGCCTTCGCCCGGAGCGGGGTCGCCGTAAGCCACGAGGAACTTGAACTTGGAGAGCGGCGGCACCTTTCCGAAAGCCATCTCGGAGAATATCTCGCCCTCTGAGATGGGGTTGTTGAAGTACTCGCCCTGCGCTGACTTCTTGGAAATCTTGGCGAGAACACGGTCGATGTGCTCCTCAGAGTTTTTCTCGGGCCATGTGGAGTGTCCGTCCTTGTCGCGGATATTAACGATGTCCCAATGGTCGGCCATTGCTCCTGCGCGTACGACACAGCAGTCCTTGGCGATGATGTTGCCGCAGAAGAGCACCAGTGTAGGCTCAGAGACAGAGCGCGTTGGGTAAAGCGCCTTCTCCCACCAGTCCCATCGTTTCTGTATGATGTCGGGATTGAGCGTGTCCTGGTCTGTGTCGAAGTCATCGACAATCAATACATCCGGGCGGACGGCATCCTTTCTGGAGCCACGTGGTGACTGTCCAGCACCGAGTGCCCGGAATGCCACGCCCTGCTTGGTGATGAACTCGTCCTCCGTCCATGAGCCGAGCGACTGCTGCTTTCCGTAGTAGGCAATGATGCGCCCGTTGGCCTCGAGGTTGGCCCGGAACGGGTCGAGCAGGCGGACGGCATTGTCGAAGGAATTGGATGTGAGTATGACATTTCGTTTAAGCCCGGTGAGTGTGAGGTACATGATGCAGAACATGGCACAAATGGACTTGGCGAGCTCTCGGCTCCATGAGATTACCTCGAACCACTCGGGATTGGAGAGAATGCGTCGTATGGCCCTTTTCTGAAAAGGTGCGAACTCATACTGTGCGAAGTTCGGGAAAAAGAATTTTATCCATTCGAGCGGGCGTGCTTCAAGCCATGCACGGTGCTTCTGTATTTCGGCCTGTGACATGGATCGATCGACTGGCGTTGCGCGCGCGATGTTGTCCTTGAACTTTTCCCAGTTTTGTAGTGCTATACGGTCAGTCTGTTTCATACGCTGTTAGAGTTTGTCCTTGATGTAAGCGTCGAAAAGCGAGGTTAGCTCCTTTGCCTTGTCGAGGTCGGATGGTCGCATCCACTCGATGACATCAGTGAGCACAGCGATGCGGTCGGCGATGCCCACCTCTTGCTCCATGTTTCGTATTGCTGATGTGAGCTTCACGATAGTGTCAGCCTGCTTAGCATCAGGGTATCGTTGCCCCTCTGGTTTGAGCTGTATTGCGTTGTTGACTTCGGCCACCTGACGATAGAGGCTTTGTACCTGCTCACGTCGTGTGAGCGTGAGTCCGACCTTCTGTTCCTCCCATTTGCCGCCGCGGCACCAGTTTGAGACTGTGACGCGTGACACTCCCACACGGTCGGCAATCTCCTGCTGTGTGAGGTTTTCTCGGAGATAAAGCGTGCGAGCCCACTCCTTTTTCTGTGTATTGGTTAAATCTGCCATTGAAAAATCTGTTTATAATGTGAATAAATGCAGTGCAAAATTACCGTGAAAAGGAGTGAATCCGAGCGAGTGAAAAGCATGATGACAAGTTGCGGCGTTATGATGCCGGCATAACGTTTCATGATAAAACAGGGGGTATGGAATGAGGTTGGAAAGCCATTAACTTTGCAACCGCAACATGGGCAAACTGCCCGACAAAGAAGGAGACAATGAGCAAATATTTCAATATCAAGAAAGCGGCGAGCGTGAGCACCATCTACATGTATGGCGACATCGGCTACGAGGTGGCGAGCGGTCAGATAGCCGCCGAGCTGGCAGCCTGCGCCGAGGAAAGTGAGCGTATAGACATCCGCATCAACTCGAACGGCGGCGACGTGTTCAGCGGTATAGCCATCTACAACGCCATCCGCCAGAGCAATGCAGACATACGCCTTTACGTGGACGGTGTAGCGGCGAGCATGGCGAGCGTGATAGCGTTGTGCGGCAAGCCAGTGGAGATGAGCCGGTATGCGCGTCTGATGCTTCACAGCGTGAGCGGTGGCTGCTACGGCAACAAGCAAGAGATGGCGAAATGCATCGCGGAGATAGAGAGCCTTGAGGACAGTCTGGGCGAGATGTACGCCCAACGCATGGGCATGAGCAAAGAAGAAGTGAAAGCCCAATACTTTGACGGGACAGACCACTGGCTGACGGCGCAGGAGGCCCTGCAGATGGGTCTGATAGACGGCATTTATGATGCGGACCCCGTGGCTGAGGACAGCACCCCGGAGGAGATATACACGACATTCAACAACCGGCTCAGGAACGAGCCACAAAAAGCGAACGATATGACATTAGAAGAACTGAAGAAACAGGCGCAGTTTAAGGACTGCAAGAGTGATGAAGAAGTGGTGGCGAGGGCTCAGCACTATGCGACCCTTGCCGGCAAGGCACAGACCTTGGAGGACGAGAACAAAGATCTGAAGAAGAAGCTGAAGGGCTTTGAGGACAAAGCAGAGGCAGACGCAGAGGCTGAGCGCAAGGAACTGCTGGACGCAGCTGAGCAGGACGGCCGCATCAACGCTGAAAGCCGCCCGACCTTCGAGAACATTCTGAAGGGAAACATGGACGAGGGCAAGAAGGTGCTTTCCGCGCTGACCCCGAAGCGCAAGGTGATGAACGACCTGCATGTGCAGCCCGGCGTAAGCGACGGCCCATGGGAGCAGCGCCAGAAGCAAATCAGGGAAGCGCGCATGAAGCGCCAGTTCCAGTAAAGGACGAGAGACAGAAGAACCATAAAAAGGAAAACAAATGGCAATAGTAGTAAAGAACACGAACTACAACGGCGAGGTGCTGGAGCGCATCCTGACCGTTGCGACCACGGGCAACGAGCTTGTGGACAAGGGACTCATCATGGTGATTCCCGGTGTGGAAAAGAAAATCAGCGTGCCACGCCTAAAGGCGGGCAAGATGCTGCAGAAGCGCAAGGAAGACCCTCAGAAGAGCGATGCCCAGGGCGACTTCAATTACAGCGAGCAGACCTTGGAGCCCCACGACTTCATGGCATTCACGGTGTTTAATCCGCGAGCTTTTGAGCAGATATGGAGAAAGTGGCAGCCTAAGGGCAACCTTGTGTTTGCGGAACTTCCTCCCGAGGCCCAGAACGCTCTTCTGGAGGCGCTGTCGAAGCAGGTGCAGTTTGAGCTTGGCAACCTGTTTGTGAACGGCGAGTATGTGAGCGGCGGCACCGACGACCAGCTGATGGACGGCATATTGACGCAAGCAGCCAAGGCAAGCGACGTAATTGTGGTGAACCCTGAGGGCCCCACCTCGATGATAGACCGCTTGTATGCTGTGCGCAACGCCATCCCCAAGGCGATGCGCGAGAACCCGAACCTGCGCATTCTGATGAGCGTTGACGACTTTGACCAGTACGACAAGGAACTGACAGAGCGCGAGCACAAGAACTCTAACGAGAGCGAGGTGAACAGCAAGCGCTTCAAGGGCATCGCCATCGAGACAGTGGCCGCCTGGCCTGACTCGCTCATCATGGCGACGCTGTGCTCGCCCGATGCGGACGGCAACTTCTTCGCTGCGGTGAACCTTCAGGACGACGAGAACGTGATCCAGATAGACAAGCTGAGCAACCCGTCGGAGCTGTACTTCTTCAAGCTGCTGATAAAGGCCGACACGAACGTTGGCTTCGGCGAGGAGATTGTGGTGATGGACTGGAGAAAGACCAAGAAGTTCAATTACGTGCCCGAGGGATAGAAACTGTGAACGGCGGAGTGCGTGGAACCGCCTCCGCCCTGGTAACAAATACAACTTAAATAAAAAAAAGATTATGGCAGAGAAAAAGACAGTGAGTGTGAAGGTCGTGGCAAAGTTTCGCGACAAGGAAGACCTGAGCGTGGTGCACGAGGCAGGTGAGGTGCTTGAATTTGAGCAGGAGCGTGCCCAGGACGTTGTGAAACGCGGTTTAGCAGAGTATGCTGACCCCATCGGCTAGGCTATGGCAAGGATGAAATATCTGGTGCTGCACTGCACAGCCACGCCAGAAGGCCGTGAGGTAAGCTCTAAAGAGATACGCCACTGGCACACTGACCCGGTGAAGAAGGGCGGCAGGGGCTGGAAGCAGGTGGGTTACACCGATTTGTTCCATCTGGACGGAACAGTGGAGCGCCTGGTGAAGAACAACGAGGATGCGGAGGTGGACCCCTGGGAGGTGACGAACGGTGCTGCGGGCTATAACTCGGTGAGCCGCCATGTGGTGTATGCCGGCGGTCTGGCAAAGGACGGCAAGACGGCCAAGGACACGCGCACGGCGGCACAGCTGAAGGCTATGACTGACTACGTGAGGAACTTTCATGAAAGGTTTCCACAGATCAAGATTGTGGGTCACCGTGACCTGCCAGGCGTGACTAAAGCCTGCCCGAGTTTTGACGTGAAGGCATGGTTAGAGAGCATCGGCATCAGGCAGTAAGGAGAGTGTGAAAACAGAGTAAATAACGAATAAAGAGAAAACAAGGATGGCGGACACAGTAATCATGCAAATCCTGCAGTGGGCTATACCCTCGGGCGGCATAGGTGCCGCCATCGCTTGGGTTGCGAACCGCAAGGTGAAGGAGGCCGAGACGGCGAAGAGCGTGCATGACACCTACAAGGTGATGTACGAAGACGTATCGACTCTGCTTGTTGAAACGCAGAAGAAATATGAAGAGACGACAAAGATCACAGAGAAACTGGTGGCTGAAAACAACCTCACGCGACGTGCAGTCAACCGTCTGTCGCGTGCCATTGAGGCTATTCAGCTATGTCCTCACAGGGCTGCTTGTCCTGTCAGCAGCGAGCTGCAGCTCGACGAGACAGACGGTGAGGTCGGAAAACAAAGTGTCGGCAAGCGCAGTGCGAAAGGACAGCGCAAGCGCCGCGACGAGCGTGATGAAGGCGTGGTGGACGGTGCCGGTGAAGGCGGACACGGCATTGCTGGAGATAGCGCTTGACTCCGGTCTGTGGCGACTGCCTGAAGGAGCGAGCTATGCTGCGAGCTCGGGCCGTGCGCACGTGAAGGCGAGTGTGAAGCAGAACACGGGCGGTAAGCCTCCTACCCTGGTGATAGAGAGCGGCTGCGACAGTTTGGCGCGTCTGTGTGCGTATTATGAGGCGGAGAACGAGCGCCTGAGCGTGAAGAACGCTCATCTTCAGGACAGTGCTCAAACGGCGGTTGAAGAACGTTCGAAAGAGCGAGGGCTGTGGTGGGTGGACTGGTGTGTATTTATTGCAGGCGGAATAGTCTGCACGGTAATAACAATTTTAACAATGAAGATTTATGAACGATTTTATGTACGGCCTGGCGGTCGTTAAGGTAGGCGAAAAAAAACTTGGCTACATCGAGGAAAACAGCTTCAAGCTGAACGGTGCGAAGGGCGAGGTGACGAAGATCAATGCTGCCCAGAAGCATGGCGGCCCTGTGCTTGTGATTCCGAAGTCGAACGGCACGATAGCTCCGAGCTTTGACCTTATCCAGATGGACTACGAGAACATGGCAGCTCTGATGGGCGGTATGGTGAAGAAGACGGCGGAGAAAGCGACGGGCTGGGAAGCTCCATCGGATCTGGTGCAGATAACGAGCCCACTGACGATACAGACGGACTCGTCGCACGAGATAAACATCCGGAAGGCTTTCATCTCGGCATACATTGACGGCGACCTGAACTTGGACAGTGTGTCGAAGGTGAAGGTTGAGGTTGAGGTGATGATTCCGGACGACGGTAGCAAGCCTTACAGCATTGATGATGTGGCTGGATAGATAAACACCGAGAGCGATGAAGGACAGCCATATTGAGAAAGAGGCAGCGGAGGCACTTTTGGACGTGGGTGTCTCCGTTCCTTTTAAGGAGTTGAAGCTGCCGTGGCGCAAGGAGGCGATACGTCTGCGTTTCAGGATGGGCCGTCCGCGTCTTGGCGGTCAGATACGCATAGCTCGTCTGTTTGCCGGCATGAACGTGACTCACGCGGAGCTGGAGGCGATGACAGAGGCTGAGCGTCTGGCTTGGCTTGGGGAGCACGGTCGCACTGTGAGCCGGATTGTTGCTCTGACGATATGCAGGGGGAAGTGGAGCGGTCTGCTGCTGTCGGGCGTGGTGGCATGGTTGCTACGCTGGTGGGTGGATGACGTTTGGCTTGAGGCTGCTTTCCGACGTTGGACGCTTCTGCTGGGTACTCGGGGTTTCGAGAGTATTATCGCATTGTCGGCGGCGACGAATCCGCTGAAGCCGACGATAGCGAGCCATTAAAGGAAGGGGAGTTAAGAACTAAGTATGAGTGTTCACATAGCCTCTTCGGTATGCTTTGGCAGGTGGCTCAGGCTACTGGCTGGAGTGTGGACTATATGCTGTGGGGTGTGAACTGGGAGACTCTGGTGCTGATGCTTGCCGATGCTCCGCGGTATGTGAAGGTGAAGGGCAAGAAAGACTCTGGACCGTCGCGTAAAGTGAAAGGCAAGCGGACCGCTCAGGAGATCCTGGAGTGTTTTCAAACAAGACTGAAGAAATGACATGAAAGCTGTAGAAGTAGAATTATTGATGAAAGGGAACCTTAGCCAGGGCATGTTAGATGCCCAGACTAAGGCTAATTTGCTTGATGAGTCCTTGAAACGGGTCGGCATGACCATTGGCGGTGTGTTCACGGCACAGAAGGCTATGGAATTTGTGAAAACAATGATCGATGTGCGCCAGGAAGTGGAAAACCTCATCATCTCGTTTGAAACATTGTTAGGCAGCAAGGACAAAGCCACACAGTTCTTCAGCGAATTGAGTGAATATGCCGTGAACACACCGCTTATGCTTAATGATCTTGCAGGAGGAGCGCAGACTATGCTCGCATTCAATATCGAAGCGGAGAAAGTCATACCAACCCTAAAGCAGATTGGTGACATCTCCATGGGCGACCGTGACCGCTTCAACTCGCTTGTACTTGCATTTTCGCAAATGTCGGCTACAGGCAAACTGATGGGACAGGATTTGCTCCAGATGATAAATGCCGGTTTCAATCCACTCGCTACCATATCGGAAAAAACAGGCAAAAGCATAGGGCAACTCAAAGACGAAATGTCCGCAGGTGCTATCAGTTCTGAAATGGTGGCACAGGCATTTGCAGACGCAACCGCAGAGGGTGGCAAATTTCATGGTATGCTGGATAAGCAAAGCAAAGGTTTGAAGGGACAAATCTCAAATTTGGAAGGTGCTATTGACAACATGTTCAATGCCATGGGCGAAAAGAGTGAGGGTATTTTAACGGGCAGCGTTGAAGTGGCTTCAGAACTTGTAAAGAACTATGAAGCGGTAGGAAAAGCCCTTATGTCGCTTGTTGCGGTATATGGCAGTTATAAAACAGCTTTGATTGCAACACTGGCAGTACAGAAGGCTGCTTCTTTTGTTGAAAACATTCGCCTTGTGGCTATGTTCCGTAAAGAATTGGGACTTGCAACAGCTGCACAGCAAGCCTTCAATATAACAGCAAATGCCAATCCTTATGTGTTACTTGCAACTGTTATTTTGTCTGCTGCCGCTGCGCTGGCTATATATTCAAAGAATTGCTCTGCAGCAGCTGACGAGGCTCAACGTGCGGCTGATCGTGAGAAAGAACAGACAGATGCAATCAATGACAAAAAAGAAGCGATTGAAAAATGTATAAGCACCATAACAGATGAAAATCTAGCGGAACTAGACAGACTAGAAGCTATAGAAAAGCTAAAGAAATTGATGCCGTCAGTATTTGAGAAATACAAGACCGAAAAGGAACTTATCGACAAACTGACGGAGGCACGCCGAGAATATAACGAGGAACTTCGTGAGGAACGTAATCTTAAAGGCGAAGGTAATTTGAAGGCAGACCAACAACGAGTGGCGGATCTGAAGAAATATTTGAAATTGCGCAAGCAGTACTACAAAACCGGTCGCTTGAATATGTCAGATTCTGATTATAATCTCTATCAGAACCTTGACAAGAAATATAATAAAGAAGTGAGGAACGTGCGTGGTACGTTTCAGACATTCAACTCCGCTATAGAATCGTTGATTAAAGCTTCAGAGGGTACGGTGTGGAAAGATGTGCAGCAAGTGCGAACAGATAACCATAACAAGTTTATGGCAAAGTTGAATAGTATGAACGCAGAGACCGCTCAAAAGACTATCAACTTCTACAAAAATTGTATCTCCTCTGCAAACAAGCAAGGAAAGAAACTTGTACAACTTCCAGGAGAGAGTGTTGCAACTAGTGTAGACGAATTGCAAAACCGCATCAAATCGGCCACTGCCCGTATGAAAAGCATACACGAGAATGCCTCTAAAGACTTCATGAAAGATGCAAAAACCGCATGGACTAATGCACAGAATGAAGTAAATAAAGTCATAAAGAATCGCAACAATCGTTCCCTTTATCCTGATGAAGCGTCCTATCTTGCAGCATTGCGCAAGGCACGCGATGAAGAAAAGAAGGCAAAGGCAAACTATGAGGCTGCAGGTGGTGACACATCAAAGAAAACAAAAAAGACAAAGAACACAGGTCTTACACCTCAGGAGAAAGCTAATATAAAGGCTGCAGAGCAAGAAGAGAAATGGCGTCAGGTAGAAGCGGCACAACGTAAACAAGAAGCGTCAGAAAAGCAAACCGCATTTGATTTGAAACAAGCGGAGATTGACGGCTTGCAAGAGGGTTTTGACAAGGAACTTGAAACGATAAATCTCAATTACGATAAACTTATCGAAGCGAACCGTTTGCGCCAGCAAGAATGGGTAGATGAACTTCAGAATATATCAGACCTCTCATTTGAACAGGCTCATCCTGACTGGAAGAAGCAAGGGTTGAAGCGTCCAACTGTTACTATGGATGATTTGAGTGCTGACCAAAAAAACTATCTGAAACAATATACTGAAGCCGCAAACGCATACAAGCAAAATTCCGAAGCAAAGCTCTATCAGAATTTGCTCGCCAAGTACCAAGACTACGAGGAGCAGCGCAAGAGCATCAGCGAGAAGTTTGCTAAGGATCGTGCTCAGATAGAGAAGGCTGTGGACGCAGACGGGCGTCCTATAGGCGAGGATGTGAAGGAGCGTGCGTTGGCAGAGCTGGCGAAGCAGGAGCGTGCTGCGCTGAAGTCTGTGGACGAGGCTCAGCTGACGGAGCTTGGCAAGGAGAACAAGGTGCTTGTGGACTTGTTTGCTGACACTTCGGAGAAGAGTGTGGCTGAGGTGCAGAAGATAATAGACCGTATAAAGGTGCTGATGGACTATCTGCGTGGGACAAAGGACGCTGAGGGCACGGCTGTGATAAAGGACGGGAACGGAAAGACGGAGCGGAGGATCACGCAGAAGGATATGGCGGGGCTTGGTTTTTCGCCGGCTGAGCTGAAGGCTCTGGAGAAGAGTCCTGAGAAGCTGAAGGCTCTGACGGAGCAGTATGAGAAGCTGAAGAAGGAGGTGCTCGGTAAGAATCCGTTCAGGGCTCTGGCTGATGCGGTTGGGGAGCTGTTCAAGCACGGCGAGGATGGTGAGGAGAAGGGCCTTGAGGCTAAGCTGAAGCGCCTTGGTGAGTCTGCTGCAGCTTCTGCTGAGATGGTGGGCGACCTGGCCGGAAAGCTGAGCGAGATGTTTGAGGCGGCGGGTAACGATGGCATGGCTGAGGCGATGGATGCTGTGCAGGGTGTGATGACGAGTGTGAGCAACATAGGCCGTGGCTTTGCTGAGGGCGGCGTCGTTGGCGGCATAGCTGCTGCCGCGGGCGAGGCTATCGGCTGGGTGACGAAGGCTTTTCAGGCGAGTGCGCGTCATAAGGCTGCTTTGGAGAAGATCATGGAGGAGGTGACGGCTCAGCAGCGTGAGTATAACATGCTGCTGATGGAGCAGAACCTGGAGCTGGAGAAGGCTCAGACGATATTCGGCACGGACACTTACGGGAAGGCTGCGAACGCTGTGAGGGTGATGAAGGATGCCTATGCCGGGCTGAAGGCGGAGATTGCGGGCACGGCTGAGCAGCAGAAGAAGTTCGCATACACGGAGACGGGGAGCGACTTCTGGAACAAGATTGCGAACAAGGGCTACTCGGAGCTGAAGGACGCCTACTCGGGACTGGCTGACATTGAGATAAAGACGGGCCATAAGAAGACGGGGTTGTTCGGCTGGGGCAAGGGCAAGGATACGTACAGCAGCATACTGGACGTTTATCCGGAGCTGATAGACAGTGCGGGGAACTTTAACCGCGAGCTGGCTGAGAGCATCATGAACAGCCGTGAGTTTGCGAAGAATGACAAGGAGGCCCTGCAGTATATCATAGACCTATATGACCAGGCTGAGGAGGCTTGGGAGTCTGTGAAGGACTACTTTGAGGGTGTGTTCGGCGACCTTGGTCAGACGCTGACGGACGCTCTGGTGGATGCCTTCAAGAACGGTACTGATGCGGGGAAGGCTTTTGCGGACTCGCTGACGGGTATGCTGGAGAAGCTGGCGGAGCAGATGATATATACGGTGACGATAGCCCCACTGCTGGAGAAGGCTCAGGAGGAGATGCTGGACGTGATGAAGCGCGAGGACCTGACGGACGAGGAGAAGTTTGGCAACTATGTGCGGATTCTGGACGACATGACGGACAATGCTCTGAGCCAGCAGGGAACCTTCAACGCGCTGCTGGAGAAGTATCGTCAGATGGCGAAGGAGAAGGGGTTGGACTTGTGGCAGGGGGACAGCACGACGCAGACGGGAAAGAGCGGTGCATACACGACGGCCTCGCAGGAGAGCATAACGAAACTGGAGGGTCTGTACACGGCGATGCTGGTGCACGAGACGAACATAGACACGAACGTGGAGAATGTGGCGGGGAGCATGCAGACGGCTCTGGGGCACCTGAAACGTATAGATACGAACACGGGCGAGTGCAGCGAGACGCTGAAACTGATGCGCAATGACATGCGTGACATGAAGGATGATCTGACTACGCTGCGTAGGGACGGCATTAAAACAAGGTAA